AGGATATTTATGCCACGAAAAATATCAGTTGAAACAGCATTGAAGCGGTATCAGGTGCAGGTTAAGGAGATAGAATCTCTTCACAAAAAATCAGTGGTAGGTGGGTATCCTGATGCGCATTACACCGACTATGTGACCTGTCAAGGAACTCAGCCGTCGAGATTGTCTGGCGAAGGGCATAAAAAATGCGGCAAGCTGGTGTCGATGATGTTTGCGTACAAATGCCTGTACTGCAACTTCTGGTTTTGCGCAAAATGCGCTGAAATTCACTTTGGTAAAACTCGTGAGCAACACAACAAAGAAGAGGCCGAGAAGGAATTACTGTAAAGGAAAGCGGAATGAAAAACAAATTACACATTTTGCAGCATTCCCTTGGTCTGGATCAGTACGGAGATGGTCGGCAGTATCGCAATCATTTTGCCACTGGTCCCGGCAGTAATGATTTTGACGCCTGCAATGAACTGGTATCTATGGGGCTGATGCAAGACTTTGGGGCTCGCTCATGGACTGGCGACATGTACTGTTTTGTTGTCACGGGGGCAGGTATTGATTACGTGGCACTGAATAGCCCGAAACGTCCGCCTGCTCCGAAACTGACTCGCAGTCAACAGCGTTACAGGGACTATCTACGTGTTGGCGACTGCTACGAGGATTTCAAGCATTATTTGCTCTGCACAACTGGCAAGGGGCGGCGGGCATGATACGGCTAACCAATGCCCACGGATACGATACCAGCAGGGATTATGACTTGCTTGTTGAGTTGATGCAGAAAACTGGCGTGATCTGCTTCATTGATTACAACTGGTCAGATGGTGGGGTTACGCGGGATGTTGCCGCCACCGTGTACCGTAATGGATGTTTTGATATTTCGTGCCGTGGCACTAGCTACGCATATTCGTTCGACCGAGAAATGTTCATCCTGTGTTGTCACAAATACAATGTGGAATTTATCGTGCCTGTGAGGACATAACCAGTAAGAACAGGAGCATATATTGAAAACTTTTGATGCGGACAGGCCGGGCTCCGGTGTAGCCGAATGGGCCGAGTATAGCGTGAATATTCAGATTGGCTGCGCAAATGATTGCCTCTACTGCTATGCGGCAGAACAGGCCGCGTCCAGATATGGTGGCTGGATCAGGCGTGAGGATTGGTCAGACGAGCGGCTATCAAAACGCGCTACCATAAAGTCTTACCCGGAAAAAAAAGGCGTAGTCATGTTTCCAACAACTCACGATATAACACCTTTCAACGTCAAGGAATATATCAGAGTTGCCAAGCTGATACTTGATAAAGGCAACCAGTTGCTGATTGTAAGCAAGCCTCGCCTCGACTGCATAGAGCCTGTTATTGCCGAGTTGAAACAGTGGCGGAAACAGATACTATTCCGATTTACCATCGGGACAATAAGTAATCACGTTTCAGTATTTTGGGAGCCCTGTGCTCCATATCCACTTGAGCGGATCATGTGCCTGGCGTTAGCACAAGACAATGGATACCGGACATCGGTTTCAATTGAACCGATGTTGGAAGGCTATAGCGGTACAATCGCAGTGGTTGAGGCTGTACGGGAGCATGTGACGGATACCATATGGATAGGAAAGATGAATAAGGTACGGTTAAGGGTTGCGCCTGAACATTTCGAGGCTGTTGGCCGGATTGAAACCATGCAGGGCGATGAATTGATTATGAAGCTGTACCGGCATTATGAGCAGGATCCGGTGATCCGGTGGAAGGATAGCATCAAGGAAGTTGTTGGCCGGTCACTATCAATTTAGCTACTTCGCTTACCTGGGGATTGTATGGCACGAATCAGGAGTATTAAACCAGAATTCTTTGTGGATGAAGATCTGCAGGATCTGGAAGCATCAAACCCCGGCGCATATTGTATGCTGGTATATGCTGCTCTTTGGGGGCACTGCTCAAAAGAGGGTGTGTTTGAATACAAACCACGTATTCTGAAATTATCCATCCTGCCGTTTTTAGATTTTTCCCTGGCGGATACGCTGACACTTTTGGAAGGTGCCGGTTTTATCCGCCGTTTTCGTGTGTATGACAAAGAGTATGGCTTCGTGCCGAGTTTTGAGAAGCACCAGAGAATAAGCGGGAAGGAAGCGCAATATTCCCCGAAACTTCCCGCATTTACACCGGAGAAACAAGAGGGAAGCAACGGGGAAGCAACGGGGAAGAATCAGGGAATGGCCGGGGAAGCACAGGAAAAGGAAAAGGAAAAGGAAAAGGAAAAGGAAGAAAAGCAGCAACACGCAGGCGCGTGCGATCAGTTGACCGAAACGATTGAAGAGCATCGGAATGATCTGCTGCGCTTATTCCCAATAATCGATATTCCGGTGGCAACCGCAAAGCTGCTGCATCACTTCCGAGACAGCGAGCGGTTGCTTGATCCCTGGATGACGGCGCTCAAGTGGTTTCAGCGTGAATTTGCCCATCCGGTGCAACTGGCTTCAGCACGAGCATCACCAACCAAAAGCAAAGGCGTTTTGAGGGAAGAGGCTGCTGTTGAGGCGGCTCAGGAGACACTGCGACTTTTGGAGGGCATGCGGAATGGAGCGGAACAAACGACTGCTGAAAGCTTTGCTGGAGCTGACTATCACGCTGGGAGTGGAGGCACTCAGCGCGAAACGACAAGCGTTGTATCTGCGGGCGTTGGCTAACTGGTCGGTTGATGATCTGGAGTTTGCATGTCAACGGGCCGGTGAAGCGTGCCGGTTTATGCCGGTGCCCGCTGAAATCATCGATTTTGCGCGGCAAGCGCCCCGTAAGCAGCAGATAGGAAACCTGTACCGCACGGCGCTGGACCATACCACCAGCTACAACGAAAGACTAGCAGAAGAGGCATTTAAGGCGATTGAAGAGCTTGGTTTTGAATTCAAGCCAGTGGTGTCTGTTCCAGGCAGCAAGCGTCCGGTGTACTCCTTGTGACGGCATCGGTGGAAGTTAATTATGAAGAACGTGCAGCTTTGATGGCAGAATGGAAAACATCATCCGGGAGGTGATCTGTGGAAACCGTGACAAAAATTTGCTTGTGGTGTGGATCAGAGTTACAGCAGCGGAAAGATGAGCATATCGGTAATTTTAAAAAAAGAGATTATTGCGATAAGCGTCACGCCGCTTTTCATACCAACGTAAAGCGCAAGCCACAATCAAAGAGACACATCAGTTGTTTTATGTCACCAATGACATGCTGAAAGGAGGGGCCGGGGAAACCTGGCCTTTTTTGTGTTCATTATCATAGTGAATTTTTTTGTTGATATTTTATTTATGTTGCGGTAGCCGTGAAATATGGGAACGACTACCACTGCAAATTATGAAAACACGGAACTGACCGGCCAGCTGGTCCTCCATAACTTCAGCACGATCATCGGCTATGAGACTGCCGTGCTGCCTAAGCCTCGTGATGAAAGGTTTTGTGTGGCTTATGTGGAGAATGGCGGTCATGCCGGCAAGGCGTGGCAAGTGGTTGTGGATCCTGCCTGTAGTGACGAACAGGCCCGCAAGAACGCTCATAAGTTATTGAAAAATGGAGACATAAGAAGACGTATCAACGAATTGTCAGCTGTCATTCGTAATCGCACTATCAACGACCTGATAGATTTTCGTATCAAGGGCTTGAAGTTCGATCCCGCCAATTATTTTGATAAGACCTCCCAGGCAAAAATCCATATCAGCCAGGTGGCGGACGAACATCGCATTGGTGTTGGCCTTGAATCGCGGGTTGTCGATGGTTGTGTTGTTTATGTTCCGGTCTTTCCTTCACCCGAAAAGTCCGCAGATGCCCTGCAAAAGATGATGGGAATGGATAAGCTGCTGATGGAATTAACAGGTAAGGATGGTGGGAGGATCGAAACGGAAAGCATTGTGAAGATCTATATCCCTGACAATGGGAGAGATTAGACCGCAACCGGGTCCGCAGGAAACGTTTTTAGCCACGCCAGCGGATATCGCAATTTATGGCGGCGCAGCTGGTGGCGGTAAGAGTTGGGCGCTTTTGTTGGAACCGTTACGGCATGTAGTGCGGATACCAGACTTTACCGCAATGTTCTTTCGCAGAAATGCAGTACAGGTCAAGAACCCGGGCGGGTTGTGGGATGAAAGCGTAAAGCTCTATCCTCTGGTTGGAGCGCAACCGGTTTCCAATACAATGTTGTGGGACTTCCCTGGCGGCGGTTTTATCAAGTTCGGGCACCTGGAGAACGAGACCAGCGTTTTTAACTGGCAGGGCGCTCAGATACCGCTGATATGTTTTGATGAATTAACGCACTTCAGTATCAATCAGTTTTTTTACATGCTCTCTCGAAATCGAAGTACCTGCGGTGTGCGTCCCTATATCAGGGCTACTACCAATCCGGATGTTGATAGCTGGGTGGCTGAATTTATCGCCTGGTGGATCGATCAGGAGACCGGCTTTCCCATTCCGTCACGGGCCGGCAAGTTGCGTTGGTTTATCAGAATCAACGACAAACTTATCTGGGCGGATACAGCCGAAGAGCTGAAGGATATGTACGGCTCCGCAGATCAACCGGTAATGCCCAAGTCGGTTACGTTCATACCGGCGTCGATCTATGACAACAAGAAGCTGCTCGAAGCGGATCCCGGCTATCTGGCAAATCTGATGGCCCAGGATGAAGTACAGCGCTCACGTCTGCTGGAAGGCAACTGGAAGGTTCGCAAGCAGATCAACGGGATGTTCAAGAAAGATTGGTTGCGCTTTAGTGACATCAGGCCGGCAACCCTGAACGTCTACATCATGTGCGACCCGGCCAGTTCCAAGAAGAAAAACAGTGATAGTACGGCAATGGCGGTGATTGGTGTTGATGCAGCCCGCAACAAGTACCTGCTGGATGGTTACTGCCACAAGATGAATCTATCCGAGCGCTGGCTGGCTCTTCGTGGTTTGAGACGCAAGTGGAGAGCACAGGCCGGGGTTCAGTTGGTAGATGTGGGTTACGAGAAGTACGGCATGCAGTCTGACCGTGAATATTTTGAAGAGAAGATGCAGGAGGATGGCGATAGTTTTGAAGTCAGGGAGCTTAACTGGTCACAAAACAGCGGCCAGAGTAAAGATGACAGGGTGCAGAGACTGGTACCTGACTTTTCACTGGGGCGGTTCTTTCTTATAGCGGTGGTACAGGTAGAAACAAAAAATCAGGCCCGCATGCGCAACGACGGGCAGCCGTTCAGGGTGCTAACGCCGGTTAAGCAAAAAGACCATGAAGGTAATCTTTACAGCTTGAATCAGAAGTTGATTAACGAGTTCCTGAATTTCCCAACACCCTCGGTACCTGACGATCTGATAGATGCATGTAGCAGGATTCACGATATGGAGTACAAACCGCCAGTGATTATTGATGAACGAATGCTTGAACCGGAGGTGGGATAATGGCTGATGACTCAAAGATAAATTCCAGTTCGGTCCTGTTTTCACAAGTGGTAAAGAACGCGGACCCTACCGATGAAGAAAAGCCGACGTATGAGTTCGGCAACGGCCGCAAGTTTGTGGAGCCCAAACCACAGTGAGCGGTGAAGAGAATGTTGAGTATGAACGGCTGCCGGAATCGATCAAGGCGATATACAGCCTGAAAGAGTGGTTGTGGCTGTCGGCAGGAGAAAAAAGGACGCTTGAACAGCGTGAGACAGAACCGGAGTGTTAAGCATGAATGTTATCTGCAATAACGATGCGCCTGTATTTTCCCGAGAGGTTGAACCATTGACGATAGTTGATCCGCTTGACCAGGCGATTTGTGAGCAGGTTGCCTGTACCCTGCTGCGTCATTATCCCGGCCATGATTGGCTGGTTGAAGCTGATTACCGCAAGGGTTTTATCGATATCCGCAATGTATCGCTTGATGGTCAGATGGGATGCCGCATTCCTATGAAGGGTTATGCCTCATCGTCGGAACTGGACAAGCTCGCCATGCGGTATGCTGGTGAGATTCTGGAGCGCTTCGGGGTAGTGCGTGGAGCAATGCGCCGGGATGAGGTTGATTCACTTGAAACAGACTTTGCCGGTCGGCTGGAGTATGAAAAATGAGTGACGATACTGCAAACAACAATAATGATGCCTTCTGGATTGAGCAGGCGCGGGATGCAGACAGTTCATCCAGCTCTTTCTTTGACACCAATATCCGCAACAGGATTATTCAGGATGTACGCCAATTTCAGAGCGAGCACCCGGAAGGATCCAAGTATCATACCGATTCATACCGATTGAAGTCCCAACTGTTTCGCCCTAAAACCCGCACGGCAATCAGGAAGAATGAAGCGATAGCAGCCGCTGCATTCTTTTCTACAGAAGATGTGACCAATGTGCGGGCGGTAGATGATAATGACCCGCTTTCCCTGGCGGCGGCGGCGTTTCACAAGTCACTGCTGCAGTATCGACTGACCCGGCCGTATCCACACGGGATGCCCTGGTTTCTTACCTGTATGGGCGCATACCAGGAGGCGCAGGTTGTTGGCGTGGTTGCGTCGTATCAGTTCTGGAATACCAACGAGCGCAAGAAGATTGACCGCCCGGATAATTTCCTGCTGCCGGTCGAGAATTACGGTTTTGATCCGGCAGCCGATTGGCGGGATGTCGTCAACAGTTCGCCCTACTTCATAATCAGATGGCCGATGTACGTTAAAGATGTATTAGCCCGGATGAAGCCGGACGGCGAAGGCAAGAGCAAATGGCGTCCGTACAGCAAGCAGGAGGTACTGGCCGGCGGCAACCGGAATATGGATACGATCAGATCCGCCAGAGAAGGCAAGGGCACTGATTCCAAGACGGCCAACACAGCCGATTCAAATTACACAATCGTCTGGGTCCATGAGAACTTTATCGAGATAGAGGGGCACGACGTCACCTATTATACGCTTGGTACCGAAAAGCTATTGTCAGATCCGGTCCTGGTAGAAGATAAGCATCCGCAGGGGCGTCCGGTAGCAATAGGTTTTTCAATTGTCGAAGCGCACAAATCCTATCCTTCCAGCGGATGCAGCCTGACACGCGATATTCAGACAGAGATCAACGACGTTGCCAATATGCGTATCGATAACGTCAAACACATGCTGAACAAGCGCTATTTCGTCAAGCGCGGCAAGAATGTTGATCTGAGGTCATTGACGCGCAACATCCAGTCATCTGTTACGCTGATGGACGACCCAACCGGAGATGTCCGGGTTATTACTACCGACGATGCAACAAGTTCTTCATATCAGGAGCAAGACCGCCTGAATCTGGATTTTGATGATCTGTCCGGTGCCTTCTCGGGCTCGTCGGTTGCATCGAACCGCAAGCTGAACGAGACGGTTGGCGGCATGAATCTGTTATCCAGTAATGCTAACCAGGTGTCAGAATATCAGTTGCGAGTATTCACCGAAAGCTGGGTTGAGAAGGTATTGCGGCAATTCATCATGCTTAACCAGGCGTACGAGACGAACGAACTGGTTTTGAAGATGGCCGGTCGGGATGCTGGCATCGACAAACACGGCTTTAATGACGTGACTGATGAAATGATCGGTCAGGATGTCATGCTGACAGTCAACGTCGGTACCGGCGCAAGCAATCCACAGATCCAGCTGGAGCGTTTTGTTACAGCGGCCGATACGGCGATTAAGCTCCTCGGCCCGGAAGTGTTGAAAAACATGAAACCGGAAGAGGTTATAAAGGAAATCTTTGGCAAGTGTGGCTATAAAGACGGTGCCCGCTTCTTCCAGAATCCTGACGACCAGGAAGATCCGCGTATACGTCAGTTGACGGAACAGATCCAGCAGCTGCAGCAGGCGCTCGCTTCCAAGAATCCGCCCGAGGTTGTTGCTGCTACCGTTGATAAGCTGAAATCTGAGAAGGATTTGAACGACGTACGAGCAATGGTACAGAGGGTAGAGGCGTTGTTCGCCGCTATGAATACCGCTCAGACAGCAGTACAGGTGCCCGGCATTACTCCGGTGGCCGATGCGATTGCGAAAAGTGCCGGGTTTATCGATCAGGACCAGGCACCGATATATCCCGCGAATGTTCCACTACAGCAGATTCCGCCCGGCTCCCAGATTCCACAAAACACTTCTCCCATGTTTCCGGCCAATGCCACAGGCGGTATGATGGACGGCATAGAGTCCGGTGCTGCCCCTGATGTTCAATATGATAATGAACAAGGAGCGGCACAATGATCGATCAGGAGCTTCTTAGGGACATGGAGACGGTCAAGTTCGGTATCGAGGTTGAGTCATTCCTTGCCGGCCCGGTGGGAAGATATCTGACAGCCAAGGCGCATGCGGAAATAGATGAGGCTGTTGAAGAGTTAAAGCGAGTAGATGCAACCGATACGTCACTCGTCCAGCACATACAGAACAGGATATGGCGGGCTGAGAGTTTAGATAGTTGGCTGGCCCAGGCAATTCGTGAAGGTTGGAACGCGGAAGAACATCTAAGAAATCAGGAGGGGTAACGAATGGAAAACGAAAACGGCACCATCCACGAGGACGTGTCAAACGAAAACGCAGAAAAACAGGATCGGCCCTTGTCAGCGCGTGAACAAATGTTCGAGCAGATCAGCAACAAGATCGATGAACAACGACAGGGTGAAGTGGTGGCAGAAGAAACGACTACGACTACGGATACGGCAAATGTGCGGGTTCTGAATGATCCGCAGATGCTGGTACGCGTCAAGGTAAATGGCAAGGAGCTGGACAAGCCGCTTGCCGACGTTCTGACCGGCTACCAAAAGAACGAAGCGGCCTCAGAGCGATTGCGCCAGGCTGCCACGAAGGAAAAAGAGCTGGAGGCGAGAGAGAAAGCACTGCTGGATAACGAACGGCAGGTGCAACTACAAACCCAGTCATCCTCTGACGAGGACACTGATGAAGTTGTGCTGTCCGCACTCACCAATCTGGTGGATGGCGACACCGAAACAGCCGCAAAGCTGCTGCGTAATGCAATCAACAAGGGGCGTACAACCGTTACCACCCCGCAGGCGATTGACGAGGATGCGCTTATTGGCAGGATTGAACAAAAGCAGGAGGGAAAGAAAGCCTGGGATACCTTTCTCAGCCAGAATCCCGAGTTTGCCAATGAACAGTCAAAAGAACGGCAGTACGGTGATTATCTCTTTGCCACAAAGTACCGGCCTCTCCTTGAGTCAGGAGAACTCAGCTACCATCAGGCGCTGATGGATACCGCCAACGAGGTTAAGGGTACGTTTGCACAGCCACAGGCAACAAAAACGCCGAGAGAAGTCAAGCAGGAGCGCAAGCAATCTATTGATAACTTGCCGATTGCATCCGGAGCCCGGCAATCCGGAGCAGCACAGGAACAGGAAGAGACTCATTCAAGCATTATAACTCAAATGCGCAAAGGGCGCGGTTTACCGGTCTAAAGCGCTCAACCATTGCGGGATAACTACCCGCCGGAGGTGTGTCATGGCAGGACAAGTATGGGTAACAAACACGGTTGGCGGCTATCTGTCAGCCAAGAACCTTTCAAAAGAACTGCGCAACGTGGTTCAGCCGATGGTTAAGTTCCGCCAGTTTGCTGACATCAAGGACGCAGTTGGCAAAAACAAGGGGCAGATTTTCACCTGGGACGTTTTCTCGGATGTGGCCACCCAAGGCACAACTCTGGTGGAAACCAATACCATGCCCGAAACAAACTTCGTCATCACTCAGGGTACCATGACGATTCGGGAATACGGCAACTCGGTACCCTACACCGGCGTACTGGATGATCTGTCCGAGATCCCCGTGCGTGAGATCGTCAACAAGGCCATGAAAAACGATGCCAAGAAAACTTTTGACATCGCGGCAGCAGCTTCATTCGACACCACACTGCTCCGCGTGGCTCCGACTTCCGGTACCGATACAGCATCGATCACGCTGACGACAAACGGCACCGCCACCGCTACCAACAACGTAGCTTTCAACAAAAACCACGCCAAGGCACTGGTAGATGTGATGAAAGAGCGCAACATCAATCCGTATGTTGGTGACGACTACATGGCGCTGGCCTGGCCTACCACTTTGCGTACCCTCAAGAACGATCTGGAATCAGTCCACCAGTATACCGATGCTGGCTTCCAGATGATCCTGAACGGCGAAATTGGCCGCTACGAGAATACTCGCTATGTCGAGCAGACCAACGTAGTCAAGGGGAGCAACTGGGGACAGGGCAAGTCGGGATGGATTTACTTCTTTGGCGAGGACGCAGTTTCTGAAGGCGTGGCAAACCCCGAAGAGGTACGCGGGAAAATTCCGGGCGATTACGGCCGCAGCAAGGGCGTAGCCTGGTACTACCTTGGCGGTTTCGCCAAGAACCGTCTGAGCGCACTTGACGAGCGTATCATCAAGTGGGATTCGGCAGCGTAGTTACGGCATCGTAGTCCCGGATACAATGATGCTTGCGGGAGGGGCCGGGTTCCCCTCCCAGCTATTACAAAAGGAGATAACGTCAATGGCAAACGATAAAAACGACCAGAAGTTGCCCAACGGCGAAGTAGCCGGCAGGGATCTGCAGGACAAGGGCTGTAAAACCGGAATTACCGACACCTACGGTACGAGCGGAAGCGATCTGGCTCGCGGGTTTACTGGCGGTGAAAAAATTACCGGAGATACCAAGAGTAGCTGCGATTGTAATTGTAAGTGTTAATTCATTATTTTAACTGAAAGGAAATACACAAATGACAAGGAAACTGGACCGCAAACGTCCGTATGCTGAAATCTTTGGCGATCATACCGCCAAGTATGACCAGTTTGGAATTCTCTTTGATGCCGATGGCAACGAAATGGAAGGTTTTGAGAACGTCACGGTACCGCCGGAGATACCGGTTATTACTGTTGACTCCGATTCCGATACACTGAGAGCTGAGATTGGTCGCCTGGCGGCCGAGTTAAGCAGTGTTACCGCTGAACTGGATGAAAAGGATGCAGGGATCGAAGAGATCCAGGGCAAACTTGACACCGCTCAAGTGGAAATATCACGACTGACCGCAGCACTGGCTGAATCTGCCCCTACCGGCAAAGGTAAAGGGAACAAAAGCACCAATACTCAGGACTCTACACCCGATCCCCTACTTGACGATCAGCTTAAAGCCAACGGGGTGATGTAATGGCATGGTCTCTCGACGGCCCGCAAGGGTTTGAATCCCGCAAGATTAAATATCTGCTGCCGAAGTACACCCGTGGCCGGGTGCTGGAAATCGGTTGTGGCATGGAGAAGGCTTTTCCGCACTTCATCGGCTACGATTCGGGCCACCACTTTGGCCGGGGGGCCGCTGACGTTATCGGAGAGGCTAACAATCTGGAGCTTTTCGCCAGCAATTCATTCGATGCGGTTTTTTCGTCACATGTTCTGGAACATATGCCGGACATGCAGGCAGCGGTGGACGAGTGGGGCCGGGTTATTAAACTTGGTGGTTATCTCTGCCTGTACGTGCCATCAGCGAACTTATATCCGTTATGCGGCGAAGAGGGTGCCAATCCGGATCATAAGCACGATATCTACCCCAATGATCTCCAGGCGCTATTGGAAAATTCTGCGCAACACTGGGTCATTGAAGAGTTTGAAGAGCGCGGTGCTGGGAATGAATACAGTATATTTGCCGTGGCCCGTAAGGCGTATGGCCCGCCAGCGGTAAAACCGCAGAAAACCGCTTGTGTTTGCCGCTTCGGCGGCTTTGGCGACATGATACAGACGGCGCTGCTGTTCCCGCGACTAAAGGAGCAGGGTTATCACGTTACCGTTATGACCACGCCCAAAGGCAAGGACATCATCAAGCACGATCCTTATGTGGATGATTGGTACCTTCTGGATCAGGATCAGATACCCAATAATGAACTAACTGCCTTCTGGCAGGTACAGTCCACTCGCTTTGACAAGTTTATCAACCTTTCTGAATCCATAGAAGGGCAGCTGCTGGCGCTACCCGGTCGGGTAAATCATTCCTGGCCGCATGAAGTCAGAAAGAAACGCCTCAACACCAACTATCACGAGTGGACGGCGGAACTTGCTGGAGTGCCCTTTAAACCATGCAAACTGTTTTATGCCTCCACTGAGGAAGAGGGAAAGGCAAAGTGCGACGATGCGGTGTTTACGGTTGTCTGGGCACTGTCCGGATCCTCGCCACACAAATTTACCCCGCACCAGGATGCGGTGATTGCCCGGATCTTGTTGGACATGCCTGAAGCTCGCGTGCTGCTGGTGGGTGATTTCGCATGCAAGCTACTTGAACAGGGATGGGAAAACGAGGACCGGGTAGTCTGTCTGTCGGATACGATGTCGATCAGGGAAACTCTCGCACTGGCCCAGGCTGCCAATCTGGTTGTCGGACCTGAAACCGGCGTGCTCAACGCGGTCGGTTTTGATGATACGCCTAACAAGGTTCTGTTGTTGTCACATTCATCAGATAACAACCTGTCAAAGCACTGGAAGAATGTTCAGGCGCTGGCCCCGGTTAATTGTGCGTGTTACCCCTGTCATCGGCTGCATTACGGCATGGAGTTTTGTAATCAGGTTGAAGAAACTGGCGCGGCGCTCTGTGCGCAGAACATCGGGCCTGAGGTAATCTATGCAGCGGTGGAGAAAGTTTATCGTAACTGGAGGCGAAGATGAAGGTTAGTGATCTGTTTAATACTGTTCTCCAAAACCTCCGGGGAGTAAAGCCGACATGTTCTATAGCTGATGCTGTGAGACTAACACACGTAGCCATAGTTGATCGCCTGGTGAAGCTGCGTAGTGATATTTTATTAGAAGAGGTGCAAATTGATATTTATGCCAACGATGATATTATCACTCTCCCCACCGGATTTATTACACTCTTTCAGCGGCCACAGATAGTCGGAAGAGGCGAGAAACTGGCTGTTGTGGGTGATATTGACACATCACAGTTACAAGATCCGGGGACGCCTAGATATTACAGAATAGTGGGTAACAATCTGATTGTATACCCCCCGGCTGATGCTGACATATCAATTAAATTACTGGTGGCGCTGCGCCCTGAAACTCCTGTTGCCATGACAGACGATCTGCCTTTTGGCGGGAACATAGACCAAATATATATTGATGGCGTAATGGCAGTTCTGTCTGGTGGATATATAAATCTGACAGCAAAGAGCTATGTACCTCTGATTAATACCCTGTTGGATCAGCTGCTATCCGGAATAGCTTTAATCAATGAACAGACTCTGGCAGAAACAATAAATAATTACGAAGGAGGTTATTAGTTTTTCAAGGCAATTTACAAGCCAACGAGACCCGTCACCAAATAAAACCAAACACCCAAAGGAGAAACGCCATGTCAATCATAACAGGGCAAGTGATTGCCGACAAAGTGCAGAAGCTACTGCACGACGAAACAGGAATCAGATGGACACCGGCTGAGTTGGTTATGTGGATCAACTCGGCGCAGAAAGAAATCCTGATTTACAAACCAAACTCCCTGACACAAACCGTGTCACTGTCGCTGATTTCCGGGACGTTCCAGAATATCGCCGCTGTGTATCCCAAGTGTATTCAGCTGCTGGATGTTACCCGCGCAACTTCTGCTGGCGGCGGTGCGGTTACTAACATCAACCGGGAAATTCTGGACAGCTCAATACCCTCTTGGCATACCGCCTCGGCAACCCTTAATCCGCTGCACTACGTCCATAATCCCCTGGATCCGAAAAACTTCTATGTCTACCCACCAAATAACGGCGCTGGTGCTCTGGAAATTCTGATTGCGATTGAGCCGACAGATCTGGTTGCCCTGGCGTCGAACCTGTCCTTCGATGCGATCTACGAATCGGTCATCATCGATTATGTTTTGTATCGCGCCTGGGGCAAGGATTCGGAGCATACCGCCAACCTTAACCGTTCGGCTGCCCACTACACCGCATTTATGACGGCACTGAAAGGTAAGTACACCGCTGAAAGTGCTCTTTCTGCCGAGGCCAAGTTTGCTAACCCGCAACCACAGAGACAGACTCAACAGCAGTAAACCATAAACAAAGACAGAAACAGATTCAATAACCACAAACCATAGAAAAGGAGAATTATCATGGCAATCAAATTAACAGATGTAGGCGGGCAGGAGTTTTTGAATGTTCTTTTCGGATCGACGGCAAAGCCGACCAGTTTTGCGGTCCAGCTTTTCACAGATGCCAACTCTCCGGCTGATGCTGATATCAACACAACGCATACTGTTGCGACAGGTGGCGGATATGTCAGCAAGACGCTGGCCAATGATGCAACGGTGCAACTTTCTGCAGATTTTATCCCCGAAGCAAGCTGGTCCTCGCTGGTCTGGACATTCACCGGTCCACTTTCCGGAAATCCAAGTATTACCGGATATCAGGTGTTGCACGGCACCACGCTGCTTTTTGAGGAAACTCTGGCAACTGCGTTTACTCCGGCCAATAACGGCGATCAGCTGACGATCACGACCAAGTTCAAGCTGGGCAACGGAACACCTGCATAATCTTGTCTTTTTACTTTTAATCTTATTCACAAGGAGTGTCACCCATGGCTTATAAATATGTTGACCGAGTGAAGGAATTCACCACTACAACCGGCACGGGAAATATAGCGCTGGGTGGCGCTCAGAGTGGCTACCGGACTTTTAATTCCGCGCTGACGAGTGGTGATACGTGTGGGTATTGTATTGTCGATCCAAACACAGGGGAGTGGGAAACCGGTACCGGCACGTTTTCTGCCCCTTCCACGCTAGAGCGTACAACCCTGGAGGCATCCAACAGCGCCAGTAAGATAGCGTTTGCCACCGGATCAAAAGATGTGATGCTGACATTGACGGGGGCATCAATTCAGGATATCAGCGACCATGGAGCATTAACAGTAACAGCCCATGGAGGTCTGCTACGAATCGGCTCAAGCGGCTCTGAAGCGGTTGCCGGCAACGACACCAGGCTAACTAACGCCCGCACACCAACCTCTCACACTCATGTAGTATCCGACATAACAGGTTTTGCGGTAGCAGCGCTTGCGGCAGCTCCGGCTGAGACTGTTTCAACAATTAAAACTACACTCGGCATTACTACACTCTCCGGCTCTAACACCGGCGATCAGAATGTAGGTACCGGCTCCACCATAACCGGCGAAACCACAATCTACGTATCGCAATCCAAGACCTACACGGTCAGCAATTTTGATGCGTTTAGTACCTATTCCGTTTCGGTTAATGCCGGATCAGCCTCAATCACTGGCGATTCAATCTCATTCACCGCCCCTTCGTCGGCTCAGACCGTCACTATGACCTTAACCACAAACGGCACTGCGCGGACGATCAGCATGACGATCCTTGCGGCCAGTGTTGCTACTCCTACAATCACCGCCCCTTCAAGCGGCGCTACAAACCAGATGGATACCGTGGCCGTTACATCCAGCGCGTTCTCGTGGACAGGTGTTTCGGATACCCACGAAAAAACCGATTGGGAAGTGGCAACCGATTCCGGTTTCACGACTGTTGTGAAATCCAGTTACAACGATACCTCCAACAAAACATCATGGTCTGCTACCGGGCTTTCCGTCTCTACAACATATTATGTGCGCTGTCGGCATAAGGGCGTGGGCAACGGCTGGTCATCCTGGAGTACAGGGATATCTTTTGCCACAGCCTCGTCCTTCAATAGCTACATCTCTACCCCTACGTCAACCCCTGCTGCTATGGGTGATTCGTTTGAAGGCGGATTTTACACCGGGATGATCTGGAACGAGCTTGTCCAGTCGTCTTCATCTGTTGCCATCGGCACAGGAAGCAAAGCCTTCACTGTTACGGATATGACCTCTTCACCTATTGTCTATTCTGGGCAAGCACTGGAAGTTCGCAGTCGCGCAAATCCTGCCAACAAGATGATCGGGACTGTCACCGGCGCTTCCGGTACTACTCTTACAATCAACGTATCAAGTGTTAGCGGCAGCGGTACACTTACGGATTGGTCAATCATGGCCCAATACCGGATTATCGTTGCGCCTAAATCCACCGGAGAGAGCAGTAGTAAGACGTACAAAGTTGACAACACGGCGGCTCCGGCAGCGTGCCAGACGCTTACCGAGGGACGCAAGGCTACTCTTGCGATGGTTGCGGCTGGTGATGCCACCACATACCCCGCAGCGCATTTCTGCAACAATCTCAATATCGGCAGTAAAACAGACTGGTATCTGCCTGCTCGAGACGAGCTGGAACTTTGCTGGCGGAACTTGAAACCCACAGCGGATAATAACTATGTGACGGCGGACAGGTCGGACAGTGCAATCAACTACACCCTGCTTGGATCAATCGACGATGTTGATGTCGCTCACGGCCACAACCAAAACAGCAGTCCTCACGGCGATGCCTATATGCTGACTGTTCCGGGACAAGTGGCAAGTGGCAAGAACTTCCGAACCGGGGAGTCGGAAGCCTTTGCTTACGCGTCGTACTACTACTGGTCGTCCTCAGAGGTCTCAGCGACGTACGCGTGGAGGCAGAGCTGGAACTCAGGGGTCCCCGGCTACCAGTACCTCGGCAATAAGTACGCTGCTTTTTATGTGCGAGCGGTCAGGCGATCAATTATTTAATCCTTTAACCCTTTAATCCTTTTTGTTTGGAGGTTGTGACGTGGCGCAATATCAGCATCTACCGATTTACAAGACAACATACGAGCTTTTGCAGCAGGTCACGAAGGTTGTAAAAAGCTATCCCCGTGATTTCAAGCATACTCTGGGTGCAAAGTTGCGCGAAGAGGTAGTTGATCTGGTGTTGTTCATCTACAAGGCAAATACTTTTATTGGTGAAAGGGCAAAGTACGTGGCGCTGATTGTAGAGCGCATGCAGGTTGTAGAGTTGCTGGTGAGGTTAAGTAAGGATATGCGCCTCATGAGCATCAAACAGTTCTCCGAAACAGTCGCATTAACAGACAGCGTGGTTCGTCAGGCCCAAGGCTGGCTGAAAACTGTAATACCATTGTCGGCAGAGTGATGCGAGCCACCGCAAACAGTTATTTCGGTTTGATGCGTCATGCTAACGCCTGGTGCGAACGAAAGCGTTTTGCCGGGAGGTTGCGGGCAATGGGTTGCCGGGTTGATACAGGTCTAACCAAAGTTATTTCAATCAAAGGAGTAAGGCCATGAAGTATATCCATTTTACACACGTTGACGCTGAGACCGGTATATCGGTGGCGTCTGAACCGGCATTAAACGGCGCAATCTTCCCGGCTGTAGCAGGTTTGCAGTTCGAGTGGGCGAGGGAGTCCCGCTATCCAACGGCGGTACCTGATCTGTTCGGCACATGCCCGGACGGGAGCGATCATTTTATTGATGGGGTGATCGGTGAGTTGAGCCTTGGTGATTACGAGCAGATGAGAGCAGATGAAATGAGCGCACGGAAGGTGAAAACCGTCTCAATGGCACAAGCCAGACAGCAGTTAATCGCACTCGGACTGTACTCTGCGGTAAATGCCGCTATTGGTTCCATGTCTGAATCAGCTCAGGTGGATTGGGAATACCGGACATCCGTTGATAGAACATTTCCTTTAGTTGCCCAGATGCAGCAACTGCTTGGCTGGAGTGATACGGAGATGGACACATATTTTAGTGAGGCTGCGAAGCTGTGACACTACCGTTAGATCATTACGAGAATAGAGAGGTATGGCCGTGAGTATTGCATCTACACCAATCGGCGAAACCATATCCGGTAGTCAGGGTGTTGTTGTCAGATCGCATATGAGTATTGGCGGCGCAATTCTTGCCCTGTCTGCTGCGGCGGCTGTAATCCTGTCGCCGATGGCATCACATGCCGGGGCTGTCGGCGGCGGCTCGGCTATCGTCTCACGAGTCCAGTTCATTATCTCTGGCGCTCGCGGTGTTTGCGGCGGTGAATCGTCAATCATTATCGATTATATGGGGCGGAAGTTTCACACCTCTATTGGCGGATCTCTGGCGGGCGGGCAATCCGATGTAGTTGTTTCGAACCTGGCATACTCGGCTGATGGTGCGGTATCCGGCGGCTCGTCGCCATATCAGATCCATACCAATCTCACGCAAACATCACAGGCGCTGGCTGGTGGCACAGCCAAGGCTTGGGCACACACTCCCATAACCGGTAATGTAGGGGCTATCGGCGGCGGCTTGTTGGCCTCGATAGGCGAACGCTTTTATAATGGACTGGCAGGCGCTTTAGGCGGTGGGTCGTCATCTGCAGCCGCATCGAATATTATTGACGGATTGTGCCCTGCTGTTGCTGGAGGTACGCTAGTTGAAAAGGTTGCGGTCGTTGCAATTACGGAGACGCTGCCTGGTGTCGGTGGAGGTACAAGTGTCCAGGTTGCCTGTCAATATTTTACACCTTCGGGTGGATTGATAGGCGCGGCATCGACCCTATTTTCAATCGGCAATAACCGTCAGAGCGAGATATTTGCTATTGCCGGTGGGTCATCGCGTATTGCCGCCTTGTGTGCCGTAGGTGTTACCGGCGGCGGTGTAGCCAACAGCTCGGGATCCTGGACTGTGCTGGTCAACTCCCCTGTTAGTATTATCTCCGCCCTCGGCGGCGGTCAGAGCGCCGTTGTGCAGTACGTTGACTTTATCTCTTCCGGTGGTGCTGTCGGCACAACTTTATTGCGCCTGGTCAGCCGCCCGTTTTTACCCTCATCGATCAGATGGACCTTCAGCACAGATCCGGACATGACTATCATTATGGAGGATACGTAAATGGCAACAACCGCACCGCCGATAAAAATCATTCAGGGAGACAGTTTTTCTGCCGACATAAGCCGCGCCACTGGTGGTGTGTTCAGTAATACCTGGAGCGCCAAATGGGTTATTGCCAGGACTCTGGGCGCAACGCCCATATCGTCGGGCGAGATTACTCTTATTGAAACTCTTGATATTATTCCACTGCGGATATACTCGGCGGACACGGAAAATATACCTCCCGGAAGATATGTTCTGGTTGTTCAGGTATCGGATTCAGCCACAATGTTTCAAAAAGAGGTTATACAACAGCCGATTGTAATTACAGCACAAGGGATACCGGGGGCATAGTGTTAATCAAACTCGATACCTTCTCCGGGCTGGCCCCGCGAATCGCTCCGGTAGATCTACCACAACAGGCCGCGCAGATTGCATCAAACTGCCTGTTTGGGTCAGGCTCGCTGCGTCCGTTGTCCGGTGTAGGCCCGGTAGCTGTCAGCGAACCGCTCGTCCCTGGAAACAAAAAAACCATTTTCCGCTATGGCGATAAATGGCTGGCCTGGCTGAATGATATCAGCGTCTGTCGCAGCGCCGTGGCCATGGACGTATATGATCGACTCTACTGGACCGGAGATGGTGTACCGAAGATGGGTGACAGGAACATTATTTTAAGTGGTTCATCCAAACCGGGCAGTTCGTATGATCTGGGGATACCTAAACCCGCAGCTATACCCACTGCATCCGGAACTATCGCAGTCAGTACCTCTGTTACGGCGGAAAGCCGGGCCTATGTTTATACCTATGTCTCAGCTTACGGCGAGGAAGGTCCGCCATCAAGCCCCTCGGCATTAATCAGTGTGGAGCCAGGTACGACGGTAACCATTTCGAACATGAGCGCCGCCCCGGGTGGGTCGCATAATATCATCTCCAAGAACATCTACCGCGTCAACACCGGGTCAACAGCTTCCGAATATCAGTTTGTTGCGTCCGTTGCTGTGGCTACACCCGCATACAGCGATACCATTGCGAGTTCTGCTCTGGGCGAAGTATTGCCATCTGCAACATGGATTGCGCCAAACGCGGCAATGACCGGAATTGTTGCTCACCCTGGCGGGTTTCTGGTTGGGTTTTATAAGAATGTGCTCTGCCCCTCGGTTCCGTACCTACCCCATGCCTATCCTGCTGGATATCAGATCACTGTTGATGTCGAGATTATAGCTATTGGTGTTTATGGCAACAGTATACTGGTTACAACCAAGGGGATGCCGTATGTGGTGACCGGTTCGACGCCCGGACAGCTAAGTATCGATAAACTGGAGAAGGGCGAGGCGTGCATCCTGAAGCGTGGGTTTGTTGATATGGGATGGGCCTGCATGTATCCCGGTCCCTCCGGATTGTGGTTGGCCGGCACGGGTACGGTTGAACTGGCTACGGCAGCTCTTATGACAAAAAAAGAATGGGCGGCCTACTCTGCTTCTCTTGTTTTCGCCCTCCAGTATGAATCTCTTTATATCGGCTTTATGACATCCGGTGGCTTTATCTTCGACGTGGCAACCGGGACTTTCTCAACACATGATATTACGGCCACAGGTGGCTGGTACGACCGGGAAAACGGCAAATTGTTTCTGGTTGTCTATGGTCAGATAATGGAATGGGCGGCCGGTCCGGATAAAATGCTGATGTGGAAGTCGAAGAAGTTTCAGGCGCTTTCTCCAGCTAATCTTGGAGTTGCACAAATATTTGCATCGGGTCCGGTTATGGTGAAGATCTACGCTGACGGCGTATTAAAACATTCGCAGTATGCTACAAGCTCAACACCTTTCCGCCTCCCCTCTGGTTTTCTGGCAATAAATTGGGAGGTGCAGGTCGAAGGTAATTATGAAGTAACCTCGGTGCTACTGGCGTCAACGATGGCTGAACTCGCCCAGGTGTGACCATGCCGATCCCGCTGCCAAACATACAGGCGCTTTCCACAAAAGTTGATAAAGAAGTGCGGCAGGCTCTTGATGCTATCAGGGGCTGGCTAACCTCTATTGCCGCTGACGGTGGCATGGTTACACAAAGATCCCTCCCATCTCCGGTGGACTGGTCGAAAGATCCGACACTGTATCCCTTTTTTGATGGCTCAATCCCCCCGCAAATACAGAATCTTGAAGCAACCGGCGCTTTCCGCAATATCATGCTCTCCTGGGATGAACCTTATTATCTGCATCTGTCTTATGTCGAAGTGTGGCGACACACTGCAGATGATCTGGGGGCGGCGGTACTGATCGGCACAACCAAATCAACCATCTATGCCGATATCCCACCAAATGCTTCTCTGGCTATTGACTATTATTATTGGGTGCGGATTATCAGTATGGCCGGAATCAAGGGGCCATTTAATGCCACTGCGGGCACGATGGCGCATACCGCCAACGATCCGGCGTATATTCTGGAACTGTTGGCCGGCCAGATCACAGCATCAGAACTGCACACGACATTAAACAGTAGAATTGATCTGGTTCCCGGCCTGGTGACCCGTATGGGTTCGGCAGAAGAGGTGCTGGCGTCCGCACTGGCACAACTAGGGGAACTCACCACCAGCATCTTCTCGGATACCGAAACCTATGCGCTTGATGCGATTGTGATGTATCAGGGAAAGATCTACAAGTGTATCAAGGAAATAACCGAAACACCGGCACCTGCGCCGACAGATGCAGAATACTGGCTGCTGATTGGCGATTACGCTTCGTTGACCGTTTCGGTCGGGGCGTTATCAACAACAGTATCGGGACTCTCGATAAATTATTCCACGGTTTCGTCACGGGTAACTGCAACCGAGGGTGATATTGTCGCTCATTCCGGCCGCCTGGATGGTCTTGAATCAACAGTAAGCGACCCGGCAACCGGTATTATCGCAACCAGGGCATTGCTGCAGAACTCATATTCAACAACGGCAACGATGAGTGCTGCAATAGTTGAGGCAAAGAGTGCCGCTATTGCCCAGGCCGGTTCAAATGTTGCGACGCAGCTGACGAATTATACAACCTTTGCCAACATGAACTCGGCTACCACATCAGCCGTAAATCAGGCTGTATCTGCTGCGGGTATCAACGTCGCCAATATTCTGACCAACTATTACACCAAAGCGGATACCACCGGGGCGATTGCTACAGCGATAAACACGCTCTCGGCAACTTCTGTCGGTGGTTTGACCGCTGCTTTACAGATCGAACAGCAGGTGCGGGCACTGACCATCGGCCCGAACTGGCTACCCAACACCCTCTATCAACCTGGAAAGGTAGTTCAGTATAATGGCAGCTTGTTTCAATGCCGTCAGGCAACTACATCGATCCCGGAGAACGGCACATATTGGAAGGTTGTAGCCGCTGATCTGTATGCGCAGTACACAGTCAAGACGGATGTAAACGGCAAGATTTCCGGTTTCGGCATGGCCAATGACGGGGCAACCAGCGCCTTTGAGATAATTACCGACAGATTCGCTATCGTCAACACAGCCCTTGGGGTGACGAAATTCCCGTTTATTGTCGATGCCGTTTATGGCGTGGTGATGGATGTTGCTCTGATTAAGGATGCAACAATCACCAGCGCCAAGATTGAAAATCTTACTGCCGACAAGTTGACGGTTCCGGATATCGGTACGATATGGGAAGCGATAATCAACCTTGGTAAAATCACTAATGCCTTTATCGGGGATACGATCCAGAGCACGATATATACCCCTGGGGCTGGCGGAACAGGCTGGAAGATTGATAAAGCAGGAACGATAAGAGGGCAAGGGTTGATTGTTGAAGATGCTGCTATCGGAACACTTAAAATAGCTGGCAATGCTGTTACAGTCCCACAGTTTGCATCTCGGTGTGGTCAAGGTTTACAGTATATAACAGCAAACCAGGCATGGCAAACTGCAGGCGCATCAATAACCGTAACGCTTGATTACAATTATCCACTCTTGTTTACCGCAACGGTTACGAGCAACTGCTATGCGACCAACGCATCACAAGGGATGCTGCTTGTTTTGCTAAGAAGGGACGGGGCGACATCGCCGGTATTGGTGTCTAGCGATTTATACCATAGAAACACAATGTCTTTTTCTTGGTTGGACAGTCCGGGTGTGGGAACATTCAATTATTATCTGCAATTCTGGTTTTCGGAACCAAATAATGAGGGTTATTCATGGGTTTCCGATAGTTCAATTAGCGTTATGGGTGCCAAACGATGAAAGCAGTTATATATAATATTGCGACCGGAAAGATAGATAGAGTTGTTGAAATGCCTCCAGCCTTCATTTCAATCCAGTGTCAGAGTGGGGAAGAGTTTTATTTGAACTGTCCGGATTCAGCTACACACATTATAAATGATTTGCCTGTGACAATAGCGTCAATGCGAACAAATCAGGAGTTACTAGCAGGTATTCGGCAGCAACGAGGTCAAAGACTATCTGTCTGCGATTGGACGCAAACCCTTGATGCGCCATTGACTCAGGAAAAGAAAGTAGAATGGGCGACATACCGTCAAGCATTGCGGGATTTCCCCGATACCTGCGACATAGAAAATCCTGTTTGGCCGGTTGCACCGAATTGAGTTGAAATTTTATTTATGTTGCGGTAGCTGTTCAATATCATAGTGAATTGGATTGCGAATGAAACTGATTCCCCTCGAATACCGGCACAATGCTGAACTGATGGAAGTCGTGAAGATTGCTGAACCATGGATGTACGTTCACCGTGCTTCGTTTGACGCCATATTGGCAACCCGTGAGGGATTTGTGTTGATGGATAGTCAAGGCCGAATCAAAGGGGCAATCACTTACAGCGACTACCGACCGGGAGATGACATAATTGTTCATTGTACGGTGCATCCTGATTCACATAGCCGCTGGCTGACCAAACAGATTTATAAACAGGTTTTTGACCATGTTTTTGTAACTTTGGATCTGCCGAGGTGTTCTGGTTACAGGATAAGTGGAACAGGGACACCTGACACATTCCATAGGCGGCTTGGTTTCAAGCATGAGGGGATAGTGAGGGTCAGCGTAAGAGTGCAGGATGAGCGCAGGGACGTCCATTTGTACGGGATGTTAAGGAATGAGCGGCGATGGTAGCCAAGCGGGTTCTCTTCTGTTTCTACCCGGCACCTATCCATTACAACCACGGAATTGCCCTGCTCTCCAGATTGTGCAAGAACGCGGGAATTGAAGTTGATTTACTGATGTTGGATACCCTGCCACAGTTCCAGCGGGTAATTGTTTCAAAGCAGTATGATCTGATCGGCTTTTCCTGCTCTGTGAAAAAAGATTTTGCTCTTTGTGAATCGTACATCGAACTGGCCCTGATGCATGGCAACCAGGTAGCGCTTGGTGGCACGTTCTTTCGGCGCAACAATCCAAGCGTGTTTGATGGCCGCTGCCTGATCTGTCGAGGTGAAGGGGAGTTGCTTCCGCAGTACCTCCTTGATGGAGATACCACGATCTTTGACAGCAGGTACATTCACCCGAATATTGAGAACCTGCCGCTCCCTGACTATAACATGGGGATGATCTATGACGGTGATATCCCACGATTCGACCCTGGCCGGATGCTGCCGTATTATTCAAGCCGAGGTTGTCCAGGTCAATGTTCCTTCTGTGATGTACAGCATCAGAACGGCAACCGGATCCGGATCAGGCGCAAGATTGAGTCAGAATTGCCAGAACTTATATGGAAGCATAAGCCTGAGCTGGTGTTTTTGGGTGATGAGACGGCTCCCTATTACGACAAAGGCTGGCGGGATTCGTGGGGAGATTTCAGATATCCGTTTTATGCGTACATCAGGGCGGATATTACCGAGAGTGATTTATTGTGGATGATAGATCGAGGAATGGTCGGTTGTGCTTTTGGAGTAGAAAGCGGTGATGAGCTGTACCGTAATGAGGTCTTAAAGAAAGGACTGAATGATGAGGACATTCACCGGACAGTCGGCATTCTAAGGAAACATGGACTGCATTACGTACATTTCTACATGCAGAACACCAAAGGGGAAACCTTTATGACACGCAAAAAGACATACGAGATGAGTAAAGGGTTGGGTGGGTTCGGAATGATTTTTGGCTATACCGAGATTCAGCATGGAGGTGCCTTATGAGTTTAGCCGTTATAGCGACAGTAGCAGCGGTTGCTGGTGTAGGAATGAGTGCTTATAGCATGTCACAGCAGGGCGGTGGCGGTGGCGAAATGGTACAGGAAACCGCACAAGGCCGTAAGGCCGCTGATATTGCGGCAGAACAGTACAACACGTATCTGTCAGAAATTAAACCAACAGAAGAGAAGTTTATTGCTGACGTTATGAAGCCAACCGATCTACAGGAAGCAAAACAGGCCGGTAAAGTTAATGCTGACATGGCGCAGAAAAACACCGGGTACTTCTCCAACAACACTCCGGATGGCCTTACACGCAATTTAACTGCCCCTTCAAAAGGAGGGATGAATCTTTCTGTGGCAACCACTAAAGCTCAAATGGGCGTCCAAGATAAAAAGATCGCCGGAATGCAAGCCATAACGGATATCGGTGAAGGGAAGCGGTCGCAAGCTAATCTGGGCATGAACAGCGTAGCAGCTGATGCACAGCGGCAAGCCATAGCCACTGCTCA